GTAGCAATGATGCTATCTCTCGAGCTCTCATGAGTTGGACTTCGCAAAGTCCCGGGTCTGTGACCTACCCACGAGTAGCGCGCGTAACCAAATACGCTGCTCACCACCTCTAGCTCGGTCGAGCTAGAACTAATGGAAAGGTGTATCTATGACCACTGAAAATGTGAGTACCAGGGAGTCCCTTGGTTGGGACATCTTGGCTTCAAATGATAGTGGTCAGTCGTGGTATACCTGGCTTTCTCTGTCAGGTAGCCGATTGTTCCGGAAGTACAAAACCGAAGCAATTAGCACTCTACGCTCCCCTTCGGGGGGGTATGAGTATCCCACGCCATATCAAAGATACACTTTTGCGGCAAACGGCACAGCATGCGATACCACAATCGGGATCGAGTACTGGCCGTATTACCACGCCGATGGCGTGCATCGTCGCCGAATCACAACCGAGCCGTGTACTAACAACTACGTCGGCCCCTACGGGGGTCCGATGGAGTACTTTGGGGTTTCCCCTGTTAGTCTACGGCCTAATATTCCTACACGCATCTCTTCGAGATGCAGGAGTCGGTTGATAGGCAAGGTTCGCAACCAGCAATGGGATGCGGGCCAAGCCTTAGGTGAAATGCCCCAAATGATCGGGGAACTCACCAATAGGACACATAAAGTCAACCGCAAGCTTGAAAAGCTCAAGCTTGTGGCGGACAAGTCCCTCCGCAATCGTTCGATTTATGAACTGCGGAAATTCGGTAACGTTGCTGCGAAAACTTATCTTCGAGTGATCTTCGGAGTACTGCCGTTGATGAACGACATTCACTCCTTGGTTACCACTCTCCATGACGGTCTTCCGGAAGCTCGCTTTCGAGCAACCGTGGACCAAGTGGATGATAGTTTTCAACTACCTGACCCCACTACAGGTTCTGGCTTTTCTCAATTCTTTGAGGGAAGCTGTCGCCGGGGTCTTCGCGAGTCTGTAACATTCGCCCTTGCGAATGAGGCCTGGTACGACGCATGGCGGCTTGGTTTAACCAACCCGTTGTACGTGTCCTGGCAACTCGTGTCTCTATCATTTGTGGTTGATTGGTTCGCACATATTGGAAACTTTATCCAAGCGCTCCAACAACCTCAGGGACTTACGTTCCTGCATGGCTACAGCACAGAATATATCGACGCGCGCGTTAAGTGCACGGCGAGAGTTATTCTGGGCCCACACCAGTATTTGATAGAAGAAGGTAGTCCATTAGAAGTCAACATTCTGTCGAAAGGCTTTCATCGAGAGCCGATCTTCGGATTGATTCCTCCTCTTCCATATTTGGATTTGGATTTGAACTTCGACCAATTGATGACGGGCATCGCCCTCATCTTGGCAAAGTAATCCCACTTTGTCAGAAACCCGAAAGGATCTAGGGATGTCCCAGATCACATCTGTCACGGTCGCTGACCGTGAGAGCACCCCGGTGGACCACGTCTTCTCCCGTCAAAAGGAGATGGCTGATGGTACCATCCGGTTCACCAACAACTCGTTGGAGTACCCGGCGGGGCGTGAGTTTCTCACGCTTCGTCTGTCTGATGCAACGCGGCAAAAGGCCCGCCTTGTCATTGGCATGCCGGTGATGGTTACTGAAACCATCAACGGCGTCGACTACCCCAAACAGATTCGCTATGGCGAAGCTGTGGTCGAGTTCCGTTTCGACGGGACTTCGACCGAGCAAGAGCGGTCGAACATGGTTGGCATGATCGCCAACCTGCTCGCCGAGTCCCAGACCGACATCACTGATATGATTGTCGGCCAGGTGGCACCGAACTGATGCGCCGCCTTCTGGCGGCTGAAGCGAAAGCCTTTCGGTTTTCGCTTCCAGTCGGTATGCTCATTGGGGTTCTTCTCTTCGTTCTTATGGCTGTCCCCGCTTGCACTCCGCAAGCAGGAACCGCGGACCCGTTCCACATTGTGGGATCGATTCCGTTTGATGGCCAAATTATGATCGAGAAGTAATCCTTCTTGGAGTCGACAATTTATTGTCCAAAGGAGAATAAACTATGTCAAGCAAGGCCAAAGCCTCTTCGAAGAAGAGGCCTCACCTGCCTTCACGCGCCTCAGAGAGATTCGTTAAGGAGCTCCTTTCTGCCCTACAGGGCGATGAGAGTTTCAAAGCGATGTATTTGAAGGAAGAGATGCTCTCGAAGTATCTTGACCCGAAAGTCGTCTCTCCGATCGTGCGTGCGCGAGCCGGCGTCCGTAAGTGGATGCAGGCCGAGCATCAGAACCTAGCTACCAATAAACGGATAATGCATGCGAATGCATTGAACCCGGAATTTGGTTGGACTGACTGGGAAACGTTTGTTTCCCACGTCCGTATCTTAATAGCTAGAGTCCTAGGTCCCGTTATACACCCAACCCGCGAGGGTCAGGTTACGAACGGGGCTTCCACTAGGGTTAGCCGTAGCAATACGGCGGCCCTGGAAAAGCTCAGAGGCGAATGTCATGTCTCGGCTTCTGCGTCTGACCACTTCCGCGACTTTTGGGCTGATGCCCAAATAGCCGTTGAGGGGTGGCAGATACAGAACTCGAGCCACATGTTTACCGTGCCGAAGAAGTCAGATATTGACCGGGTGGCTTGTAAAGAGCCTGAGGCCAATATGCTACTGCAAAGGATAGTCGGTGTCCATATACGTAAGCGTCTCCGTCGCAAGACGGGGATTAACTTACAGGACCAAACGCGCAATCAACGGCTGGCGCGGGAAGGATCCCGTACCGGTCGTCTTGCCACGATTGACCTAAGCAGTGCCAGTGACACTATCTCCAGAATGTTAGTGATAACTTTGTTACCGACAGACTGGTGGTCGCTGCTGGATGATTTGAGGGTCCAATCGACCCTCATACCCGAGAATTTGCTTGATGCAGATTCTATGTCTCCAAATCTTGTTGAGCATGAACTTAACATGTTCAGCTCGATGGGAAATGGATTCACTTTTGAACTTGAGTCACTCATCTTCTGGGCCGTTACAACGGCAATTCAGAATTTGAGTAAACCCAAGCTAAAACGGGATATCATCTCCGTCTACGGTGATGACATCATATGCTCTAGCGAGCTTGTTCCAAGAATCGAAAGAATGTTCAATTTCCTCGGGTTCACTCTGAATCTGAAGAAAACGAACTTCGGTCCGAAGAACAAGTTTCGTGAAAGCTGTGGTGGCCATTACTATGATGGCTTCGATGTGACTCCTTTCTATATTAGGGAGGAGGTTCGCGAGTTGCCCCATTTGATACATCTCTTGAACGAGATACTCGAGTGGGATGGACGAGGTTGGGGGTTCTTTACTTCTGAACCCTTAGCCCGCTTCCACCAAAGGTGGAGGAAGTCAGTACCTCGGCGTTATTACGGCGCCGTTGATACTGATGAGACTGATGCTCTTGTCACTGGAGATTCTCCACGTGATAGGTATGCACCGATCTCCCGTCCAATCAACATCGACCACCTTGAGCAGGAACGTTATCTGCTCTGGCATATCGATAGCGAACGTATGGAGGATAGGCGAACTTCTGCAACTATTCGTATTAAAAACACGAAGAATGGCAGAACAGCTTATTCGTCATCCAATCAACCGCATGTCATAGTGGGCTATCGCCCACGCCGACATCCCCTGAAAGGGAGCGGTGTACGGACCACATGGACTCCAGATCTTATTTGGAGTTGATTGACTAGTATTAGTCAATAGCCTTGTGGAG